AGGGAGGGTTTATGAAGAAAGATTCATACGGTATTCAGTGGGGGGCCGAGGACTTTGAAAGACACGGCTTCATCGCTACTTATGCTCTGGGAGGTTGCAGGTGCAACAAATGCATCGAACGTTGGGAACGTTGGAATCCCTCAAGGCCAGAGATTTACCAAGTTAGACGTAAAGTAATGAAAATGTAACATTTAGCAGGAGGAATCTTGTTGATGGGACACTAAACTCAAATGGTACCTAGAACACAACGACCACAGAAAGTGGTCGTTGGTACTAAGTACAGGGGGCTATATGAAATACTCACTCCATAGAACAGGGGATGGACGCTGGGCACACACTTGGGTGCGTCAATCCGCTATCAAAACAGCAGACATGTGCCTAGAACGTCTGCGTACAGACATATACAACTTGACGGATCGACAGGAAACGGATGCGACAGCATTCGGTACAGCTTGTCACGCAGTTGCCGAAGATGCCTTAAACGCGAAGATGAACGGGGCCGATGAACCCCTGTCTGCGCTACAAGGGGCATTCGAATACTATTGGGAACAGGCCGAACCAACCGTAGACCAGTGGCACAAATATTCGCCAGCGGACATGGTTCCTATGGGTCACGAACGCCTCGCTATGTGGCACGAAGAGGTTTACCCAAACGTGAACCCCATAGCGGTTGAAGAAGATTACAACAAGGTGCTTTTCGAGGATCACGAACGCATCGTTCACATGAGAGGGACGATAGATCTAGTTGAAAATGATTGCCTGTGGGATTGGAAGTTCCCCTCACGGGATTACTCAAGAAACAAATGGGAATACGAACGTTGGGATGTGCAATCAATCGCATACTGTTGGGCGAGAGGTATACCGAATTTCCGATTCGGGATTGTCCACCCTAAAGGTGTTTCTTATATCGATTTAGAACGCGACGAAAGCCACACACAATGGCTTCGCGAAAAGGTCTTGGCACTCTGCCAATTCGTTGAGAAATCACAAGCGGGAGGCCCGTGGCCTCTCGGTGACAACGGTTGGTGGTGTTCTGAGAAATGGTGCCCAAATTGGGCACGGTGCAAAGGAGCTACATAGGAGGTAGCCAATGGCTTTTAAGCCAGAAGAACGAGCTTCAATAGAGGCTCAAGTTATATTGAAAGGCGCTGTTGAAATAACGTCAGCGCAAATATCATCGGGTAGCGTTGATCCGAACGAGGATATTTACGACACTCTTGACCTTACGGCCAAGGTGCTTGTGAACATCCTTACGGACACGAAGAAAGGCTTGGGAGTTGCCGTTGAAACGGTAGCGGCGGAAACAATTGCCGCAGTATTCCCTGGCGCGACTACTGAACCCGTTGCGAACACTCAAGCCGCTTCGTTTAAAGGCGGCAAGAGCAGCTACATAGACGACAGCGAATATGCGCTCGTGCACAAGCTTTGGCTTGCTGAACGAGCAACTGGTGTTGACTATGGGTCCAAGGACTCCATGTTCATGGACAACCAAGCTATACGCAAACTCTTCCAAGGCGGTAAACGAGAGTTTCCCGAAGATTACTGGGCAGAGAAAATGCGTGGACAGACAATCCCCATAACCAAGAATGGGAAATGCGCCCTTGGTGACTTCAAAATCAAGAAGGGTGTAAGCGTTGACGCTGACGGCAATGCGTTCCTGGCTCAAGGAGAGGGAAACCATCCCCTTGCAGGCATGAGCGGCTATTTTGGCGGACTCGTCAACAACTCCCCGTTTAACTGGGGCGAGCGACCCGATCCTTTGGATCCCCAGAACTGGTTAGCGGGGGTTTAAATGGTTGAGCGCATCAGTGTTGAAGATGCGCTTCGATTGGTGGGTCAGAAGGCGGAAGTTTCCGCCTCTGACCCCAAGGTCGAAGTGGAGGGAGTTTCTACCAACGACATCAAGCGACTGTTTACACCAAAAACAGAGCAGATGCAGAGGATGCGAAGCGACCTGAAAGCTGGGGGCGAATGGCAATTTGGTATTCGCGCTTTTGATGATGTGACACTTGGAGGTGCCAGACCAGGCAATTTGCTGACGCTCATAGGTAAAACCCACACAGGGAAATCCCTGTTAGCGATGAACATGGTTGCGAGGAATCGCAAGCATCGGACGCTATGGGTATCACCTGACGAAACAGAATCCATGTTTTGGGGGCGTTACGCAGCTATACGCTTGGAAGTAGGGCAGAAAGAATGGATCAGTCGCCTGATCCGTGAAGATCCCGTAGCATGGGAACGTACAAGTGAAATCATTGCAGAAGAAAGCAATTTACATTTTGAATCCACTGGTATGTCCGTGGATGATCTGGATAAGGCTTTACGCATAGCCACGACACAACTTTGGGATGGGCAGCGTCCAGAAGTACTTATCTACGATTATCTTGAACTCATTCGAGGAGGAGGCGCTGGCGATGCAGCTAGCGTCCAATCCAAGATTGAATCCTTTAAACAGCTTGTGTCTGACTGGCGCATAATAGGCATAGTCATTCACCAATCTGGCAGAGGAGCAGGTAGCCGCGGACAAGCAGGAGGCATCGATTCAGGCAGATTTGCCTCCACAAGTGAAAGCCACTTCGTTATAGAAACGTGGAGGCGATGGGATGACACCAGTCTTGACGAGGACACCCGTCGCTACTACGAGAACGAAGTTAGCGTAGGCTTGTGGAAGAACAAGGCAGGCGAAGGAGAGAAAGCTGAAGTAAATCTCACGATTGACGGAAGCGGACGCCTCTTAGAACCTGGCGTGACATGGGAGCAGATGAGCCTTGAGTGAAGCATTTTTACACTTATTTGAAGGTTTCCCTTATGCCTATGGTACGGATGCTGGCGGATGCGCTTGGGTGTCGGTTAATTCAGACACCATTGAAGCTCACATAAACGGGAAAGCCATGATCGGCATTTACCCAATGGTTTATGATCCCGATAAAGAAAATCATGGACCCGCTGGGTTTGTGACGGGCAGCGACAACCGTCCTGTTTATCCAGACATGAAGCCATCCCTATGGAAATGCAAATGGGGCGCAATCGACATAGACGAAGGAGATAATTCTCGGATCTATGCCGAAAACGTTGTGACCGTATTGCAGGCTCTGGATATTGTTGGCTGGATAGAAATGTCCAGAAGTAAAGGATGCCACGTGTGGGTATTCGCCCAAGAATGGACCGAAGCACCCACAATGCGAAGAGCGTTGTTGGCAGCTTTGCAACTTTCCGAAGCCGAATATGACGCCGTGTACCCTAAGCAAGACCAACTGGAAGGCCCACCTGGGAACTACATGCGAGTTCCGTATGGTGGAAAACGTCCAGAGGGTCGGCAGGAAGTGCTCGATCCCAACGGGTATCCAATGGAATTGTACGATTTTCTGCTGGAAGCATCGCAATCCAGGGTTCCACTGTCAGCGCTAGAAGTAGCAGCAGGTTTATGGAAGCCACCTGTAGAGAATTTGCCTCCCGAAAGAACTTATAGCCGAACGCCACTCATGCAAATGGACGGTACTCGGTTACGAGGGATTGCTCGGAGAATGTGGGAAGATGGACCCCATCCTTTCTACAGTCAATCGGGTGCAGGTAAGGGCAGGCATGGTTTTCTCAATAGGTTCGCTCGTGCCATGTGGGAAGCAGGGTATGCTCAGTCTGACATTGTGGCATGGACGACTAAACTAGATTCCCAGTTGGGAAGCTGGTGGTCAGAAGGGCCGAAGTTCCAAGGAAGGCCAGATGCCCAAAGGCAAATCGAAAACGTTGTGTCCAAAGCCCGTGAAACCGCATCCATTAGATGAGCCATTGATGGATGACTTTACGTTTGTTGTGCATGGTCGCCCCGTACCTAAGGGGCGGCCACGCATGACGCGTAGGGGTCGCGTTTACACGCCTAAAGAAAGCATTGAGGCAGAAGAACACATAGCCGAAACTATTAACGACATACTCGCAGTAGAGGATGTTCCCGCTTTTGATGGTCCCGTTAGTGTGACCATGATCTTCGGGAAAGAATCCACAACTGTGACTATCAAGGATTTAGGGGAAATCTCTAGTCCACTTAGGGGCGATATAGATAACTATATTAAATTGCTTTTAGATGGCATACAGCGTTCACCCTTGATCCATAACGATAGGCAGGTCCACCACGTAGATGCGGTGAAAGTATGAGCTTTGCAGATAAACCATTTGGTGTGCGCATACAGACAATGGGCGATATCGCTGAACGACGATTCGAGGAAGAATCTCCTGTGAAGTGGGTCCGATACGGTCTGTGTCGTCCGCCCATCAATATGTCAGCCTTGCCTGCGCAACTTCGCTACACACCTGACTACCTAACAGCGCAGGGATTAGTGGAAGTGCAAGGGTTAGGCAGAGATCAAATATTAAAAGTTAAACACGAAAAACTTGAAGCGCTCAAATGGTGGGAAAAAGTACACCCCGTTTACTTATTTGTGTACGATTCCCACAAAGACCGCTCATCCACGCTTACCCTTTCGGAAGTCCGAAAGAAATGTAAATTATCTGAAACGGACGAGTTTCCCGAAGGAAAAGCATATTACGCAATAAAATCCTCCCTATTATGGGAAGATGTCGAAGAGAGTATTTCCTAAAGACACGCAAGAATCTGGGTGGCTGTTCGACTTAGCGAACAGGAGACACCCTAAAGTGCCTTCAACGGAAATGCAGGCAGTAATGGAAGCCTTACCACACACGGAACCGCTAAGACCTTTCCGATATACTGCCAAATTCGAAGCCCCAATCAAAGAAGCGCTTGCAGCGCTCGAAGATTGGGAACTCGAAATAGTTATGTTGCTAGCTTTCGAACAACTGAGCTTAAGAGTTGCTGGGCGCATATTGGGAATACCCAAGACAACTCTTGCTCGGAAACGAGACACAATATACAAAAAGCTAAGAAAAGAATTAAACACAAACGAGGAAATACGGGAGCATTTACTCAATGGAACTAGACGGAATAATTCAACCTGACACATGGGACGAAGCAATAGAACTTTGCGGGAGCCGTGTGATTCAGTACATAAAAGACGGGGTTCAGCACCCTTCCAATAAAGGAGGTGCGGCCCTAAGTTTGATTCGGGGGGAGTTCGATGACTGTATGTCAAATGCATACGGAAACGAGATCTCCTACCCAAGTACAGAAATGTTTGATTGGTGGACTGGATTCACCATCATGTGCGTTCAGGCAGCAGACTGGCTACTCAAAGGCTACGAAGAATTTGATATTCAGAGATCCGTAGACGTTGTGGGCCAATACAAATACGTTACTGGGGCAAGTCACGTTTCGAGGCTTGGTCACGATGGCGTACTAATGCACGTTGACTATCAAATAGAAAGCCTTGAAGGAGTGGCACTTGCTTCCAGTGAATTTTCTGGAGGACAAGACTTAACTCCTGGGCAGATATACGCGTGGACCCAAAATGAATCCATAGAGCTTGTAAGATGGGCGCTGACAGGGATGATGGTTAGTTGGGGATGCTGGGACTTACCTTTAAGGGAGGTAGACGATGAAGAAATCGTGTAACGGAAAACCGTCTGCGAGTAATTACGGAAACGGATGTAGATGCGCCGACTGCCGAGAGGCGTGGCGCATCCACTCTGAAGAAGATCGGGTTTCTAAACGGAAATCCACTGGCAGCAGGGATAAGCCTTTAGTTTTCAGTGACGCATTCACACGCGAGGAGATCCTGAGGGCAAGGGGATGAAAACTAAAACGTGTTATAACCCTGAATGTACTGAAGAAAACCCTCAACCACTAGAAAATTTCCACAAACAGAAAACAGGAAAATTTGGGCGACGTTCGCGTTGTCGCGTATGTCATAACAGATACGCACGAGAATACGAAGCTTCCCGAGGTTACGAATGGCGGAGAGCTAAAGCTTTGCGCCTAGCGTATGGGCTAAGCCTTGAAGAATATGACACGTTGTTTAAAGCCCAAGAGGGCAAGTGTGCAATATGTAAAGGCACAGACAGCAAGCACCCCATAAGCGAATTTCTTGTAGTGGACCATTGTCACGAAACAGGCAAAGTTAGAGGCTTGCTCTGCAATATGTGCAACAGGGGTATCGGTTTCTACCTAGATGACGCTGAACGTTTACTTCATGCAGCCGTTTACCTAATGGAACACAAATTTGGTTGGCGTAGATATCAGTCATCCATTAGCGAACAGGCACGCAAAATCAATTCAGTAACTGTTGCAAATACGTAACTGTGGATAGGGCTATTGTCATAGTCCCCATTCTCGGATTCATGCCCGAAAGCCATTGCGTGCTCGAACGGTAAAACAATTAATATACCTAAATCGTTTTCCGCCCAAGACGCATGGGAACCATCGTTAATGTCGAATCGGCCCGCTCGTAATTTAAGCTGATTGTAAATCTCTTCAGCTATTTCGTCACCTTCGGACTCAAGCCATTGATCGAAAGCTTCCTCAAAGGCTTCCTCGTCCATGTTATGAGGCGACTTTCCCCTTAACGAAGGTCTTAGCAACGGAAATCGCGGCAGCCATGCCTGCGACAGCGGCAGCTTTAACGCTTGCCAAATCCGAAACAACGAATACGCCAAGAAACGACTGCGCGAATGTCCAAGCAGCGCGTTCAAGTGTGTCTTTTATACCGTCCACAAATATCTCCAAGTGACAGGGCCGACAACGCCATCGACCTTAATAGGGTACATAGACTGGAACTCTTTCACGGCAGCCTTAGTGCCATTACCGAATATCCCGTCTACTGCTAGCTCTGCGTTGATGCGTTGGTTCAAACGTTTCTGTAAAGTAGATACATTTGTTCCCCGCGCACCCTTTTTTAAGGCTTTGCGGCGAAATTCCAACCCAATTGATTCCATTTCGTCCAACCTGAACTGCCAAGTATGGGCAGTAGGCTCATCCTCTTGTACAGGCATACCCGCTTTAATCCAAGTAGCCAGTTGATCGCCAGGGCAATATGTTGTGCCGAAATCTCTATGACATTTGACCCACAGGTGGTCGCCATACTTTTCGCGCATTTCCCCTATGACGTTAAGGATTGCCTCCTTCCCGACTTCTGTCAGATCATCTCCAGAACCGATATAGGAAACAGAAACAGTATTGTGATTGTGGCTTTTCGTGGCAGCACCACGGTGCCAGCCACGGCCTTCAAACACTTCCCCTGTTTCTCCTGAAACAAGCCAATTGTACGCGATAGAGCGCCAGCCACGTGTTACCACGTGATATCTGTCGTGCTGTCTAACGCGGTCCCAAGGGGACTGAGAAGAACCTGTGGTGT